ACCTAAAACAATATTACTAGAAGGTCAGCATTGTTATTCCAAGCCCTAGACGAAAAAGAAAAATGCGTTGGTATTTATTCAGAGGGTAAAATCCTAAAAGACCTGCCCCAAGGCGGAACCCACACTTGGGAATACGCTTCCTTCCTCAAAGACCTAAACATAGAATACGCCAAGATTTATTGCGAGGGTAAAACGCTAGAACAGGCTTGTCCTCCTGAACTCAGGGAAGACTATGACCGTATCTGGAAAAAACTTAAAGCATTCTATAAGTCCTTTATAACTGCTAAGGTTTCTCTAAACGACCATTGCTTCTTTGATCTTGTCCCAGAAGGCTTCCTAAAAGAATACTGTGTTCTCAAAAACAAGATTACACAGCACGTTATTGATACACACAAGCGACCAGACAACTACGACAACTTGCTTCACATTACAAAACTGGTAACTGAAATCAAACAACAGAAACTAAACATAGACTTGTCTGTTCTAAACAACGACTTGGCTGACCCAAGAACAAAAGAGTTCTACAAAAAGATAATGAAAACAGAGCCTTACATAAAGTATAATCCTTTTGGAACAAAGACAGGAAGGCTCACAACCCAGAAGAACTCTTTCCCAATCCTCACTATGGACAAGAAGTTCAGGAAAGTAATCAAGCCAACGAACAACTGGTTTGTTGAGTTTGACTACAACGCAGCAGAAGTCCGTGTCCTGCTGGGTCTTCTCGGCGTAGAGCAACCACACATAGACATTCACGACTACAACTCCTATGAACTCTTTGACGGCAAACTAACCAGAGAAGAATCAAAGAAGAGGATTTTTTCATGGCTTTACAACCCAAATGCCGAGGACAAGGAACTATCTAAACTCTACAACAGAGAGCGTATCAAAGAAATGTTTTGGGACGGTAAGTATGTAAAAACCTTATTCCACCGAAAGATAGAAGCAGACGAGTATCACTCTGTTAACTACATAATACAAAGCACTTGTAGCGATATGATTTTAGACAAGGCTATTTTGATAAATGATTTGCTGAAGGGTAAGAAAACTAAAATAGCATTTATCATTCACGACAGTATTGTGTTAGACTATTCCGACGAAGATGGGGATTTTATCAACTCAATCTACTGGGAGTTTATGGGAACACCGTTTGGTGTATTCAAAACAAATGTGTCTGCTGGAAAGAACTTTGGAGAAATGAGCGGTTTATGGATATAATAATTGGACTGGGCAACGTAGGCTATAAAATAGGCAAAGCCTTTTCGCAACACCCACAATACAAAGTAATCACTATTGACCACGAAGAAAGCGCAGACATTCGTGTGCCTAAGTATGACCACCCTGAGAAATACGAAGAGAACTTTCCACTAATCGCAAACCAACTGCGAGACGTTGAAGGCGAGATCCTCTTTGTTATTTCAGGAGCCAGCATTATTTCAGGCGCAGCCCTTCGTGTTCTAGAACAAATCCACGGCAAAGGACCAATAAGCATTCTTTACATTCACCCAGACGTAGATACCTTGTCTCAGACAAGAAGACTGCAAACAAACTTGGTATTTGGTGTTTTGCAGCATTACGCAAGGTCAGGCGTTTTCAAGCAGTTCTATGCGATTGATAACCAACAGATAGACAAAATCTTAGGTGGAGCACCGATTATGGGCTATTACGATAGATTGAATGAAGTTATTGTCGCAACGATACATATGACTAACATTTTCAATCATTCAGAGCCAGTCGTTGGAACTCTGTCTGACCCAAAAGATATCTGCCGTATCTCAACTTTCGGCATTCTAAATCCAGAAACAGGCGACGAAAGCCCGTTTTTTTCTCTTGACAATGTTGTGGAGAAGCGTTATTATTACGCCATTCCCGAAGAGGAACTAAAAACTGATAAGACTTTGATGAGTAAGATTATGAGCCAAGTGAAAGATTCGCCACAGGAAAAAGACGTAAAAGTTTCCTACGGCGTATTTCCAACCCAATACGCCGATAAATACGCTTATTTCATCGCAAGTACTTCAGAAATACAAAATGAAAAAAATGCTTGACATTCAATTTTAGTTAGTGTATAGTTCGTGTATAACTTTGAAAAGGAGAAAAAATGGCTATTAATCTTGATAAAATGAAAGAGAAACTTGCTTCTGCCCAAGGGAAAGGAGGTCAGAAGAAATCTGAGTTCTGGCGTCCCCAAGACGGAGAGAATGTAATCCGCATCCTTCCGTCCCCAGACGAAGATCCCTTTAAGGAGCATCACTTCCACTACAACCTTGGAAGCCAATCTGGTTTCCTCTGCCCGAAGCGTAACTTTGGGGACGATTGCCCTGTATGCAACTTTGCAACCAAACTCTTCAACGAGGGTTCGCAAGAGAGCATTCAGCAAGCAAAAAGCCTCTTTGCTCGCCAACGCTTCTTCTCGCCTGTTCTTGTTCGAGGACAAGAAGCCGAAGGTGTTAAAGTCTGGGGATACGGTAAGACCGTCTATGAAACCCTCCTCAGTCTGGTTCTGAACCCAGACTACGGTGATATCACTGACCCAGACGAAGGAACAGATCTGGTCCTGTCTTACGGTAAGGCTCCCGGTATGCTTTATCCACAGACGAAAGTCCAGCCACGACGTAAATCCTCCCCATTGTGCGATGATGGCGATGAGGCTTGTCAGGAGATTGTCGAGGCAGTCCCAGATCTGGATACACTCTTCGAGCGTAAGTCCACTCAGGATGTGCAAGACATTCTGGATGAGTTCCTCAACTCTGATGTGAATGCAGAGGACGCTTCCTCTGAAACCACAAAGTATGCCTCTACCACGAGCGAGGCATCTAATGATGTTGAGGCTGCTCTTCGAGAACTCGCAGGCTAACCAAGGGGGGCGCAAGCCCCCCTACTTTTTTCTATAGGAGACATTATGGCTAAAGCAGGTAAACTGTCTATGGCAGATATGCGAAAACTCATTAATAAGAGGGCTGGCATGACCGTAGCACACAACCTAAGTGAAGAGAATCCAACCGAGGTTAATGATTGGATTCCAACAGGGTCTAGGTGGCTAGATTCTATTATTTGTAAAGGACAACTGGCTGGTATTCCAGTCGGCAAAGTAACAGAGATCGCAGGTCTTGAAGCAACAGGTAAGTCATTCTTGGCAGCACAAGTAGCAGCCAACGCACAGAAGAAGGGAATTGATGTCATCTATTTCGATTCTGAATCTGCTATTGACCCTGCTTTCTTGGAGAGGGCTGGATGCGATGTTGATACTATTCTATATGTTCAGGCTCAGTCTGTTGAGTTTGTATTGGAAACTATCGAAGACCTTTTGGCTAACAATGAAAATCGTATGCTTTTCATTTGGGATTCTCTTGCTCTTACACCTGCTATTTCCGATGTGGAAGGAGACTTTAATCCACAGTCTTCAATGGCAGTAAAAGCAAGAATCTTGGCTAAAGGTATGTCCAAGTTGACTGTGCCGATTGCTAACAGCCAATCAACCTTCTTGGTGCTAAACCAGTTGAAGACTAACATTACCAGTTCGCCTTCAGAGGCTTTGACCACTCCCTATGTAACTCCGGGTGGTAAGGCTATGCACTATGCTTATTCTCTGCGTATCTGGCTGACAGGTCGCAAGGCAAAGGCTGCTTACATTACTGATGAAAGCGGTTTTCGTATTGGCTCTGAGGTCAAGGTCAAGTTGGAGAAAAGCAGGTTTGGAACACAAGGTCGGCAATGCAACTTCAAAATCTTGTGGGGAACTGAGGGTGTCGGTGTCCAAGACGACCAAAGTCTATTTGAAGCAGTCAAAGGCTCAAAGTATATGAGTTCTGCTGGTGCTTGGTATTCTTTGGAAATGGGCGACGGCAAAGTAGAAAAGTTCCAGCCTTCTAAATGGGAAGACAAAATGCAAGACCAAGCCTTCAAGCAGCGTGTCTATGACATTATGGACGAAGAAGTAATCAAAAAGTTTGACCAGCGACTTGGCAACGCTTCAGATTTTTATGAAGAAAATGATGAATAAATAATTAAACTCTTCGTCTAATAAAGGAACGGAGGTTTTAGTTATGAAGAAAATCATTATTACAAGTTTATTTCTCGTCCTTTTGTCTGGCTGCGCTTTTGCCCACCCAGCAGTCAAAGTCCACAATCCACACTATGAATGTGAAGAATACTATGTAATAGGTTATTCTCCATACTACTATGTCTACTATGATTATGACCATCACTACCACAGCAGTTATCACTATGGTCACAAGCATCACTACAAAAAGAAAGGGCACAAGCACCACTACAAGAACAAGTTTGGGAAGAAGCATTACAAAAAGAAGTATGTAAAAAAGCACTACCCAAAGAAAACCGCCCACAAGAAAAAGAAAAAATACTCCCACCACCACTAAAAGTTCTTGACTTCTCTCCAACATTTTGATACAGTAATCGCAATCATTGGAGGCAAAAAGGAAAAATCGAGTATAGTTAGTTCAATCAAATACAAAGGAGGACATAACTATGGACGATTTAGACTCTCTCAGAGAGAAGTTAGAAGAGAAGAAAGATCTCATTGACGAAGCCCTTTACTATGTAAATGCTCTTGAAGACGGCAACTACAACAACTCCGATGACGAAGACAAACTAAGAGAAGAACTTGAAGGTATTCTCAAAGACTTAGGCATCGAGTTGGAGTATGAAGAATAAAAAAAGAGTATTATTAGTTGACGCACTAAACCTTTTTATGAGGAACTACATTGTAGATCCCAGCCTATCAACCAACGGGCATCCTATCGGCGGCACAAAAGGTTTCCTAAAATCTCTACAATCTGTTTGCAGAACAATTAACCCAGACATTATCTTTGTTGCTTGGGACGGCGGCTCTCAAAAGCG